TCATAATTCTAAGTGTTTTTGTTTCTACAAATATAAGCACAATGTTTATATCTCACAAGTTTTAAACAGTTTTTTTTTATTTTTTTTTGATACAAAGAAAAAGCCCCCATTTCTGAGGGCTTAAACAAACAATTAAAAAAACCTAACTAAATTATGAAGTACAAATATATCAATAAAAATGAGTTAATCTAGCAACTTGTCCAAATTCTTTTGAATGTATAAACGCTTCTACCGCTTCTTTGCTTATATATCCGTTTCTATGATGCCATGAGTCCGCTGGGCTTGGACTTCTTAGAGTCTCTACTGTGACATTGATAAAGTCCTTACTCGATTTGTGGTGTACATGATGAGTATAGAAGTATCTATGCTCTGCATCTGCCCAATGTTCTTTGGCTTCTACGCTCATAAGGCTACCTAGATTGTGCTGCTTTGCTCCATCTCCATGAGTAGTGCCAATTAAAGAGTTACCATAGATTGAGTACTTACGATGAGCTATTGAACAATCAAATGTAATATTCTTAGAAGTGTGGAAGTGAGCCTCTATCGTTTGAGCTAGGAAAAACCCAGACTGATAATCATGGTTCGATGGATTGAAAATAAACTCAACGTCTGCCACTTGCATAAGCATTTCTAATATGTCTATGTATAGCTTCTTAGCTGTTAGAAACATATCGTACCACATTCCAGAAGTATCTTGAGGTGTTCCGCTGGTTGTGGTTCGTCTAGGTGTGTCGGTGTGTAGTATATCATTACCACCGATAAACATGATTTTATCAATGTTAAAACCATTAGACTTATCTAGTAAACCCTCTACTCCTTCAAGTACTCTCTTTACTGCTATGTTTTGATTGTAGTCTGTTCCAGTTTCATAAGCTGTGCAGAGTTTACCGATATGAATGTCTGCTGGGTCTATGATTAATAGGTGCCCATCTTTAGACTTTTTACGTTTTATAGTTGGATATTTAGGAGCATAGTCTCTGAACTCTTCTAGTAGTTCATTACGCATCTTCTCAATACCAATCTGCTCTGGAGTTTTGTAATTAGGATTCTTAAAGTATAGACTAGCTTCGTCTGATTTAATCCATCCACTTTTGACGCTGTCAACATCTAGACCAGCAGCTTCTGCCTCGTCTTTGATTCTTCTAAATTGCTCAAGTACTTTAACTTCATCTTCTCTGAGTCTGTAACGTCTTGAGCTTTTACTGCTTTCTTCAGCTCTTTCGTGAGCTGGTTTGTTAGTTCTTTTGTCTCGTTTTTTCATATAGATAAATTAAGATAATTCCCAGCAATATAAGAATAATAATTAACTTGTTCCATAACTTGCTGTCTGCCTTTGCTATATGCTTTGCAGTTTTCTTATCTTGAAGCTCTAGTTTATACTCTCTTTTGTCTTCTGTTTTCTGCTTTCTGTATTCTCTTCGTTTGTCTTTACGAGTAATATACCGAACCTCTCCTTCTTTAGTTATTACCTTCTCAATAATCTTAGTAATCTCTATGTACACAGTATCGTTCTGTATGTAGTTACTATCTACTACTGTATTGGTTTGTATAGTGTCGCTTGTTTCTGTGAATGTCGCACCCTTTTTAATAGCTTTGTTGGTGTGTTTCTTAGCCTTGTTTATATGGTACTGAGGAGTACACGAAGCTAGTAGCATCGTTACAATTAATATGTATCTCATAGATGTTATTTTGGTGCGTATTCCTTAGAGAACGCCTCTAGTCTTCTTAGCCACCCTCTTAGAAATCGTTGGTTATTAGTGTACCTTTGTCTAGCTGTTTGGCTTTTGGCGTTTCTAGGAGTAGTAATGTAGTGAAAAAACAGACGTCTAGACTCTACGCATTTTGCGAATAGTTCTTTTTCATCTGCTTCGTTGATTGCTGCTAGTGTATTCTTTCCTATGATTCCATCTCTAGTAACTCCTAGTACTCTCTGCATCTGACGGATTGAAGTCTTTGCTCCAGAACCCCAAGCCCAAGATACCAAACAGTCTGCAATGCTTTGGTGTTCTATATCGTCTCCTTTTACAGCATCCCAGTATTTAGACTTAAAAATCAAACCCCAGTCTTCGTGATTCATTTCTAAGAATCTTTCTACCTCATCCTTGCCAAATACTCCTACCCAAGCCTTGTAAGTTACACCCTTGTTTGTGTGAATACCATCTACTCCGCAAGTGTAATTACTAGCTGAGTCTTTAACGTCTGAACTTGTACCGCCTTCCCACTTGTAAAAAAATGGAACTATGTTTTTATGATTTGCCATTGTTCTTTTTTATTGATTCGTAAATATTACCACCAGCTAGAAAAGACAGAAAGGTTAAAAGCTCAGCCAGTACAAACTCAAAGTTTTCATAGGTTGTATAGATGAAGCACAGAGGAGTAACTAATATAGTAATCACATAAAGAAAGACAGCTCTTTTAGAAGACCTCTTTACAATTACAGAAATATGTCTAAATAGTTTCCTCACTCTTTTAGCTTCTTCTTTTTTATTTTGTTGTCTAGTATTTGACCTTTAATTCTATGATACAAAAATACTGCACCACCAATAGCAAGAGCAAACTGTAGAAAGTTGTTGATGTCATCAAATGTAAGCCACTCGTAAATCTTAATTAAACCAGTAGCAGCCAGAGAGAAAATCCCTCCTATGTTTGCCTCTTCGCTATTCATTAGGTCTTTAAACATTTTAGATTTCGTATTGCTTCAAGCCGTCCAAAGCTCTTAACATTAGGTTACCTTCTCCTTCGTAGTTTAAGTTCTCTACTGGGATATCTGCTAACTCAACTCCGTATAGTTTAGCGTTGTCAGTTTCTAGCGTTACGTTTAAGCTAATTTCATTACGCAAAGCATGAACTATAATAGAGTCAGAATCTACTGTAATTGTAGGCTCTACTAGTTCAGAGTTAAATTGTGGAAATTTGTAAGTTGCCATATTTTTAACCTTTTAATTCGTTAAGTTCAGCGTATATCTTTAAAAGTTCCGCTTCTTTTTCTGCTATTAATTCTTCTTGTGTTGGTTCATCTACTTCGATGAATTTCACTTCCACAAGTCCGCTTTCGTTGTATATTTCTTGTCTAATTTGTGGCATATTTTTAAGATTTTCTAAATGTTATTAATGGTATTCTATTGTTGGCGTGATTGGAAGATGTAAGATTAGGCATAGTTGTCGGTAAAGATGAAAAATTAGACGCGAAATAAAATGCTTGATACGCTTGTGTGCTTTGTGAATTTGCAATGACTGGCAACAATGGGTCATTTGGTGTGTTCAATGCTCTTATTCCGACATTACCATTTGAAACAGTGGAAATCCAGTATGTTTCGTTTGCGTTAAATGTAAAACTCAAACCGGTCAAGATTTTCATTCCAGTTGTATCTACTGCAACTGTTGCGCTTTCAAATAGTTTTGTATTTGGTTGTCCGTTAGAATTTGAATATATAACCACCTTTATAAGACCACCAGCAAGGGCGCTTGTAATTTGTGCGAATGCTATCGCATTAATTTGAAAATCATAACCTGGAGTAAATGCTGTCAATAACAATTGACCGCTACCGATTGTCGTTATATTTGAACTAAACCCTTGCGCAATTGAATAATAAATACCAGACCTTGGTTCTGTTAAAATTTGAGTTGCAGGCGCACCACCGCCACCGCCAGAAATAGCTAAATCACCACTTCCTAAAACCGAAGTTCCGTTGATTGTTTTAATGTTTGTTCCACTTACTAAGGTGTCTTGCTTGTCATCAAGTTCACTTTGCAAATCTGTTTGAGTTGATAAAGTTCCAGTAATATCTCCCCATGCTGCTCCGCTACCGCCCGAAGCTGGACTAAAACCCGTATTCTCTCGTAAGAAAGTTCTTAGAGTTGCCTCAGTATAAGCAGACGCTGAATCATCTACCCAGTTAGTAGAATCTGCATAAGAGATAACTAGTTGGTCATCTTCAATAAGCCCCTCAGTTAATCTAAATACGCTGTTATATTCATCGTAAACTGTCTTCCCTATTGGAAATAGTCTTGAGTTGTTATCTGCGTCTACTGTTACTATGTAGTTTCCAGACTTGTAAATTTCTTTTGCCATTGTTTTTTGTGTTTATATTTTTATGTTAATGTAGTTCCTGATACTGTAAAGTCTCTTACTGGAAAATATGCCTTAGTACTTGTCAATCCAGTTATACTTATTTCTCCAAAGTTTTGTTTTGCTATATACACTTGATTTGTGAATCTTCCTATCGTGGAACTCCAATAATCTGACTGACCTAAATTAAAAAGTGGAGGTCTATATAATAAATAACTGTTAAAACCATTAAGATTTCCAAAGTCATATAAATTCCATATTTCGTTTATATTCGGTAATCTCCACCCACTTGTGTAAGTTCCTACTGAATAAGCCAAAGAATTGTCTATCGCATCAGTCCATACGACAGAAGTTTGGTCTTGATTGACATAACCTAAAACAGTAGTTCCATTATAAGTACTCCAATCAATAACAATGTTATTACTATAAGCAGAACCGCCCAATTCGTCCGTGAATCGTTCCAATGTACCAAAAGGATTATTACTAGCCAAAGTTACAGTATCTACTGCTCTACCGATTTGTAGGTCTCCATCATCTCCAGTCCTAGCACTTAAGCTTTTATTAGTTTTCATTAGAGTAGCACCAACAGAACCACCTCCTCCGCCACCTCCAGAGGCTTGTGCTTTTATATAATAAGTTTCTTGTACCATATTACAATTTCGTTGCGTTTAATCTTATCACAGCAGCTACATCAACATCTACTGTTATTGCTCTACCAGCTATGATAGTATCTCCTAAAGTGTAAGCAGCTCCAGCAACTTGAATTGTAGTAGTTGGTGCAGCTAGAATATTTGTAATGCTATCTATTGACATTTCAAAAGGTGCGTAAAAATCAACAGTCTGAGCGTCTACCAATTCAACTACAAACTCTGGTTTAGATTGTATGTAAGTTTTTACATCGTCAGCACTAGCTTGAATAGTAGTAAAAGAAGTGTCTATGTCTCCTTGAGCTACTGCAAATAAATCTGTATCCTCTAAAGGTGTACCAGTTGGTAAGTTACTTATTCTGCTGTCTGCCATTGTTAATCTTTTTTATCGCTTTCTTTAGCTTAATTATGTTCTTCTTTTTTACTTTGTATTTCATTATAAAAACCAGTTCGTAAAATTAACGTCTTTGTCTGGGTACATATCTCCGTTACTGTTGCTGTTATATTCTGGATATAACGTAGAATTGTTACACATATAATCTGTGAATCTCTTAGCGTAGTGTTCTGCTATGCTTCGCTCTTTGTTTACTAAAAAGTCTACTTCGTTTTTCTCTACTGTTTGAGAGTTCTCAGAGTTGTGCTTATATACTCCTTTGTTGGCGATTGTGTAAGCTGCGAATGGCAAATATTCTACCATTCCGAAATGGATAACCATTGGTTTTATATAGTCAGTTACAAGGCTCAAGTAGTTACCGCTAAGCGTACCAGCTACGATGTCATCATTAATCTTATCAAATAAATCAGTACCGAGGTAATTCTGTATATGTATATCTTGAGCAATCTTTACAAATTGAATGAATTTATCTGTGTCTACATTGCCGTTTAAAGCTGTGAACTTTGCAATGTCTTTTGTTGTTATGAATAGTGCTTGTGCCATGTTATCTTACGTCTGAGGGTAAATTCTTATTGTTAGGGCTAAAGCCTTTTAAGGGCAAATTTTTAGGATATACAGAAACCTCGAAAGGATTCGTAACTTTAAAGCCTTTTATTTCTGCTGCTCTAGTTCCTATTCTTTTAAACTCATCTGAATCTTTGTTAATATCTAACATCATCGTAACCCTTTTCCACTTATGACGGCATCGAGCGCCTCCCTTGAATTTGAAGCAATTATACGTGTCAGAGCCGCCTTCTCCAAATCCCGGATTAACTGGTTGCATACTCATTCTTTCAATGTCTTCTCTTCGATATAACTTGTTTGCTCTCATCATAGCCTTACAAAAACCTCGTTCGGGTGATTTGTTTCCGACATACTCATATCGTACCTTGAAGAATTTATCCTTAACTAGCTTGTCCTGTGAACTTATAGCCGTTGGTCTAGCTGTGCCAGTTGATACAAAGTTAAAGACTTTAGAAAGTAAAGTAGAATTTTCTAGCTTATCATAAAGCTCTTTGTTCATTTCGGCTAAATGATTATTTAAAGTCTCTTCATCCTCATAATCTACTTCTCTCTCATCTAATGTAATCCATCCAGTCTGCTCTTTAGGCTCTCCTAAATCGCTTAAAAACTCTTCTAAATTAAACTCTTGAGATGTTTCAACATTTTTATTGTTTTCTTTGCTCTCTTCTTCTCCAAGTTTAGTATTATCTTCTAGTACTGTTTCTACTTCTTCTCTTGTCTGTAAAAGGTTAAGATTTTCAAAGTATAATTTTAAAGATATTCCGTTAAATGCTAGTATCTCGTCAATTGCATCTATCAAAAGCTCTTGGTGTGGTTTTACTGTTTGATTGTAGAAGAACTTTGTAGCTACTTCTATCTCGTCTCCATTAGAACTGAATCCGCTGTTTGCTGTCGTTATTCCTACAATCATTGGACTAACTACGTTGTGATTGTTTAGTATCTTAGCTTGTGCCTCAGTACTTAGATAAGTGTAGTGTTCTGGCGCGTTGTTTAGTGGTATATCTTCTACTGTTGTTTTCTCTTCTTGGTTGTCGTTAAATGCTATAATTACTTTATCGCCTTGCGCACCAGTTAACTGTCCTTTTACTTTGTTTGCTATCAGTCGCTGTTGTTCCTCCGATGGAGTACCGCTGTTAAAGTTGACCACCTTAGTTCCAGAGAATCCATTTTGGGTGTCATTGATGAGGTAGTTACTTATTTCTTCCTCAAGTACACAGTAAGGTATGCAAGCTTGGTAGTCTACCTCTGAGAAGTATTTAAGGTCGATTGAGTCCTTACCATAAACCAAAAACTCAATAGGCTCTTTTGAAGTTCCGAAAGCTGGTATTCTCTTAGGCGGAAATTTCTTAGTGTCTGTCCAATTATCAGAGTAGTAGTACGCCTCTATTTCTCCGTCTTCGTTACATTTAGCTGGGCGAACGTGTTTAGTCTTTACAGCTTCTACTCTAATTACCTTAGTGTGCTTTTCATCAAAGATACATTGTAACACTCCACAGCCTAACATATACTCATTTAAGGCTAAAGCTCGTAACGTCTTAGGCTTAAAAAGTGATTTCATTTGTGCAAACTCGTTTGGCTTTTTTGAAGCGTTTGAAGCGTCCAATCCTTTGCCGTAAATTAACCGAGCTACGTTGTTGATTATTGAGTTGTTCGTTGTACTGTTTTTGTATCGGTCAATCAAAAACTCGTAATGGTCATTATTGACTCCGTACTCTACCCAGTCATTTTTAGAATCTTCTATAATGTCTGGCTGTGAATAGGTCGAAAGTTCTAAAATATGTATATTCTTTTTGTCGCTCATTAGTCAATAATTACAAATTCGTTGTTTGTCTCATTCTGTACGTACTCATCTTTATTAATAGTGT